CCCTCTAGGAGCGCCGTGATTTCTTTTTCGAACTCATCGATTGTAAGCCCAGTCTTGGCTGCGTCCGTCCACGCGAGCATGTCACCCCAATCTTCTTGTTCCTCGCGTATGCGCTGCAAGATGGTCTCCCGGATAACCTTTCCTCCGTCTGAGGCACTCGATTTCCAGGGCGCTTGCAGTCTTAGAAGGATGCCTATTCCCGCACTCCCCTGACTCATCGCCACTCTCAAAGCTCTAACCCATTGGGGCCTAAGAGCCTTGATCGCTTTGATTTGCCGGTCTGGAGCACAGGGAAATCCTGGGCCTCCGAATTCACGCGGTAGAAACGGATCTAGTCCCACACGACGAAATTCGTAAAATTCGTCGCGGAATGTCACTTCACATATATACTCAACGCCTTTGGCATATGGTATTGACGTGCCTCCCATAAACCTGGGGACGCGCCGGCTTTCGCCGGGCTGTACTTTCGGCTCGCCGTCCAGCACGGAGACGCTGATGGTATCATGCCATGTGACAATTCGATCTGAGTCTAGAATAGCTAAACGCTCGACCAATGTCCCCCCAGCCTCCGAGAGAAGGTCCTTCCCAAGGTTCACCTCCCCCCCATGACTACGTAGGGAATTATCGAATTCCTGAGATGCTCCGATAGCCGCAACTATCATCGCATCATCACCCACCACCCTAGACTGAACTAAGGATTTTACCGCTGTTACATGCTTAAGCGTATACAGCGAAAGGGTTGGCCATGTTGGGCCCCTGCCCATAGCAGGTTTCCCTTTTGTGGTATAGGAAAATGCCACTCCATTTGCCCCTTTGCCCTCAATGAGAACAGGCCGAGCATAAAAGAGCAACATGCGTGCAAACGGACTGTCAAGCGGGATCATCAGACCACGTAGCACCCCCCTTAGGATAGCCTTGTGATCATCACCCGATATCTTGTCCGATGCCCTGACAAGATCCACTGACCTAATCTCATATCCGCTTGGCACCTTAACCTGGCTAGGGTCAAGTTCCTTCGGCTCCGAGAAAGGATCAGTACGCGGATCCTGGGCTAACAACCCCAATAACCATGAGTTATAGAGACTGCCGACCATCGCTGAGGCAACCGCATTTGGTGTAACCAACCGTACCTTGCGTGACTTCTCTTTGATGGCACAAAGCCCGACTTTGTCAAGATAGCCGTCTTTGGCGATATAGTCCTCCCACAATGATCCCACACAGGCAGCGATCGCGATTAAGTGCGGTCGCTGAAATGTGTAAAAGTCGTAGTGGTTATAGGACAGTGTCTCCTGATACCCCTGTCTCCAGTGGAATAACAGTTGATCACCTCTCATCCGCCATTGACCGTCCCTTCCAAGCTTAGCATCTGAGTTTTTCCAATCATCCGTCACCTCCGAAAAGGCTTCGAACGGCTGGACGAAGTCTGACACAATCTTGGAGAACTCCACCGCCTCGCATTTAGTGAAGAGCCGCTCTCCCAGCCCTAACACTAGCTCCCTGACCCCTCGACGCCAGCCACCAGTTTTGCGCCCGAAGCCTAAGCCCCCAGACGTTCCATAGGTGCACTTGATGGGTGGCATAGACTTGCCATGCGCCCACCTCGTGGCAAAGAGTTCCATCTGTCTCCTACACTTCCGCGTTGGACGAAAGTCGGAGTCCATGTCGACTCGATGCTGCTGCAACGCGGCTAAGACCTCATCACCCGCTGGATAAGGCCCTGCCCTAGCAACCCGTGAGAGTTGAAAGAGCGCTACCCTCTGCATAACCTTCGTAAAGGAATTCAGCGAGAGAGTTCCGCGAAGTTCGAGTTCCATCACACAAGATCCTGACACAGACGCCCCCCGCCAAGACAGTGCATAGTACTTCGGCCTGGTGATAAACCGGAGCACAGTGACTGCAAGGCACCTGAGTGCTGTGCGATCGTGTGATGTAACGGGACCGTTGCTTAACAAGCGAGGTAATGCAACCGGTTGAACAAGCACTAATGCTCGTAAAAGGGATTCACCCCACACCCGGCTGCCTTCGTCAAATCCATCCTCCTCGGCTAATTTGAGTAACCTTTTTGAAAGGTTCTCGGGAACCACGTCAGACAGCCTCTCAATGAGGCTACCTTCAGTTGGTGGACGAGCGGGTGCCACCCGCCTGCTCGATGGCTCTCCGGATTTCCGGGAGTTGCCACACGTCCCAGCCCGATTAGCATTTGCATGCTGTTGGCTGCGTGACACAACGCCAAGGACCGAGCCGAATCCCTGACTCACGTTGGCGGAACTCTTGG